AAGGTCAAAAAAGAAGATTCAATATTGAAAGAAATAGACCGGCAAACTGAAGAACTAAAAGCTATAAGTGATTCTATGTATAAAAGCAGGGAATCTTTAGAAGCTGATATTCAAAAGGCGGAAAGTTTATTACTTAATATAGGATATTCACAAAAAGATTTGGATAAATTAAAAACGAAATCAAGACTTAAACTTATTCAAAACTGATCTGTATATCGGAATCTAAAAAACTGAGTCCTAACAAGGACTCTTATATTTTGAAAGGGGAAAAATACGAATTATGAAAAGATATTTGAAACGATCATCTCCTACCATACTGACTTGTCTTGGTGCGATAGGTGTAGTAGCTACTTCTGTGTTGGCCGTTAAAGCTACACCAAAAGCCATGGATATTATTAAGGCTCATGAAGGAATTGACCATGAAGGAATTGACCATGAAGGAAACTACTATGGTCCCACAAAACTCGAGGTCATTCAATCGTGCTGGAAATGTTATATTCCGGCCGCTTTAGTAGGTCTATCGACGCTCGCTTGTATATTTGGAGCGAACGTCTTAAATAAACGTAATCAAGCATCATTAGCGAGTGCTTACGCTTTACTAAGCGAAACTTATCGGCAGTATAGAAAGGCTGCGAAAACAGTTTATGGAGAAGATGCTGATAAAAAAATAAAGATAGAAGCTGCTAAAAACGTACATGTTTCAGCAAAAGGATGTTATATTTACGATCCAGAATTAGAATCAGAATCTGAAGAAATACTATTTTATGACACTTTTTGTCAAAGATATTTTACATCTACTATGTCTTCGGTTTTAAATGCTCAATACCATGTAAACAGAAATTTTGCTTTACGTGGCCACTCAACTATAAACGAGTTTTATGATTTTCTAGGATTAGAAAAATATTCTGGCGGAGATATAATTGGGTGGTCTGCTGACGAAATGTTGGAATCCGGTTTAACACCGTGGATTGAATTTGAAAATCGTTTCACTAAAATGGACGATGGATTGGAGTGTTATATTATATCGACACTTTTTGGACCGACAATTTTAAATCCGGATGATTATTAACTTCGCGAAATTTACACCTCCTATTATGGAGAAAGTATTACGGAAGGAGGTTTGCTTTATTTTATGAACGATAAACTAATTAAAATTATTGGAATGGTAGCAACAGCAATGGGAATAAGTGCAACATTGATATCCGATTGGGTTAATGACAAAAAGATGGATCACAAGATTGAGCAAAAGGTTATTGAAGCACTGAACAAGATTAAAAAAGATTGAGTCCTAACAGGGACTCTTTTTCTTTGTTAGAAAAGAAAGGAGGCGGTTAAAATCAGCAATCAAGAAATGTGCAACATGGCCATAATAATAATTAACAAGTATGTAGACGATCATTTATATTCTACTGATTTTGGAAAGATCACCCCAAAAGAATCAAAAGAATACTTTGAGGATCTTAGCTACGCGAAATGGGCGGCTTATGAAATCATAGATCGTCTAAATGCCGAGGCCGAACGTCTTCCTTCTAGTCTAACGGGACGAGAACCTATACCACCGATTGATATTATTGCAGAATTCATGGACGACCTGGAGAATTATATTTACGACGGTTGTAGCGAGAAACACGAACGGATATTTACCATTGCCAAGGATTTTGCAGACGAGATTATTCTATTATTTTTATAAATTGAAAGGAGAAAAAAATATGAATAAAAATATTAATGTGATTAATTGTACACCTCACGATGTAAATCTCATAACGGAGTCAGGAGTAATAGTTTTTAAAAAAAGTGGAATAATTCCACGACTTTCAGAACAACAAGAAAAAATAAGTTCCATTGATATTAATGGAACTGAAATTGATATTGTAAAGAAATCTTTTCTTGAACCCGAAGGCCTTCCTGAACCACGACAAAACACACTTTATATTGTATCCGCACTTGTAGCTGGAGCATGTAAAAACAGAGATGATCTAGTTGTCCCTAATGATATAATTAGAGATGAAGAAGGGAGGATAATCGGATGCAAGAATCTAGCAAAGATATAATGAGCGAATTTTTATATAGAGTGTGTACCTTGAACCCTTTAGAAGAGCGCATAGAGAGACAGACTAATCTTCCTGGTGCAAATTTCTCACTAACAGGATTTTTCTACCAAAATTTCGATAATGCATACACGTTGTGGAAAAGAAGAAATGATCACTGCATACTGTATTACGGCGGTGAAACATGGTCTGTCATTATTCGAGTGCCCCGGGCTTCTTGTACTTTAGAAAAAAATTATGAAAAATACAAAGATGGACATGATAGTACTTTAGATCGAAATGAATGTTTCGTGTCTAAAGTAGAAAATGATGCCATAATAGAAAAATATGAAAATGGTATATGGGAGCCAATTCCTATATCCATTTTTAACAAGGAGGATACAAAAAGTGAAGACTGTATTTTGCACAAAAGATAATTTAGAAGAAGCCACTTCTTGGGAACTCCCGAGTGACGTAATTGACAAGATCAGAAACACCGGTAAATCGAATCGAGTCTTCTTGATATTTCAGCACATCTCTTGGATACCCAAAGAGGTACAAGAAATACATAATAACAGAGGCTTCATAGTTACCGGAGGTTGGAACCATAGTTTCCACGACTGTGCGCATAATAGTTGCATCGTATCTTTCGAAGTTGGAAACCGTGCGGGAAGAATAGGACGCACACGAAATAATTTCAAACGCGCGGTTTCAATAGCACAAAAAGAAAAGAAGGATAAAGTAACGGTAAAATTTCTTTGCCGAAGCCTTGTGAGACCCGGAGACTAGCAGCTATGGAGGGGCATAATATAATTAATTATTAATTAAATAATAAAAATTTAGGAGGTATAAAAATGATGAAAAAATTTGAATTAACAGAGAATAAATTAAATTGGAAAGGTAGAATCTTACATCAGATAAAAGCTTTAAGAAGTTTTGTAACAAATAGTGGCGTAAGGGTAAATGCTGGTGATTTAGGCGGATGGATTGAAAAAGAAGAGAACCTTTCCCAAGAAGGAAAGGCATGGGTTTTCGACAATGCTAAAGTTTACGATGACGCCGGAGTTTGGGATAATGCAGTCATTAAAGATAACGCCGAAGTTTGGGATAACGCCGGAGTTTTAGGCAATGCGGAAGTTTCCGGCAATGCGGAGATTAGGAGAATTGCAGTGATTAAAGATGATGCAAAAATTCACGACAATGCCATAATAGGCGGTAGCGCAAAAGTTTTCGGCAATGCCGAAGTTTACGATAACGCCCGAGTTTTAGTCAATGCTCGGGTTTACGGCAACGCAAAGATTTTTGATAACGCTGAAATAGGCGGTGGTGCCGAAGTTTACGATAACGCCAGGGTTTATGATAATGCCCTAATTGTGGAATGGGCAAAAGTTTATGACAATGCCAAAGTTTGCGATGACGCCCAAATAGGCGGTAATACGAAACTTTCTGGGACTATGAGAATGGGAACCAGAAATTTTTTAGAAGTGTTATTATAATGATATTCTTGTTAGTTGAGTAAATCGCCGCCCCGTGTGGGCGGTGTCAAAAATTTAGAAACGAAAGGAGAAAAATATGTGAGGAAATTAAATTTATCTAACGTTACTAAAGGTATACGGACGATAGTTAGCAAGCGAAGTCCTGAGATATTAACCGGCATTGGAATCGCTGGAATGATTACCACAACCGTGATGGCGGTTAGAGCAACCCCGAAGGCTCTTATTCTTATTGAGGATAAAAAAACAGAGAATAACACAGACAAACTTACACCAATTGAGACCATCAAAGCAACATGGACTTGTTATATTCCGGCCGCGATAACTGGATGTTTATCAATATTATGTTTGGTCGGAGCAAGTTCTGTAAATGCTCGCCGTAATGCCGCATTGGCCACTGCTTATACTCTTTCGGAATCAGCTCTCAAAGAGTACCAGGAAAAAGTAATTGAAACAATCGGCAAGAAAAAAGAACGAGCTATAAGAGATGCGATTGCAAAGGACAGAATCGAACAAGACCCCGTCACTTCTAAAGAAGTCATCATTACTGAAAGAGGTAATACTCTCTGCTACGATTCGATTTCAGGAAGATATTTTAAATCAGATATCGACAAATTGAAAAAGGCAGAGAACGAACTTAATAGAAGAATGAGGGATGAAATGTATATTTCCCTCAATGAATTCTACTATGAAATCGGACTTAATCCGACCAGTATCGGTGATGATCTTGGATGGCATATTGATCACGGATATATAGAATTGAGTTTCAGTTCGCAGTTAGCGGATGAAGGAACGCCTTGTCTTGTGATCGACTACCGAGTCGCACCTAGACAGATAAATTATTAGTACGCGAAAAAAACATATCCTTTAATGGAGAACATATTAAAATATTATATTTGAAGAAAGGAGAAATTAAAATGATGGAAACTAATACAAAAATTGAAGAGGTTGTTGAAACAGCTACTGACAATAAGAGTGGTTTTAAGGTGGCAGCAGGTGTCGGCTTGGTTGTAGTAGGCGTAATAGCCTATAAGTACGTAATAAAACCAATTGTGGCCAAAATCAAACAAAAAAAACAAACAATTGAAGTGATTGAAGAAGTGATTGAAGAAGATGAATGATATTCTAAAAAAGAGAGAGTGCCTTTAATAGGTACTTTCTCTTTTTCTTTTTGAAAGGAGAGGAAAAACGGAGATGTTAATAGAGGATTATAAGCCAAATTCCCATAAATATAAGGAAGAACAAAAGAGGGTGGCTGTTCCGGAAGAAAAGAAAGTAGAAAAAGTGATTACTGGAACGGCAAAATCTAAGAAAAAAAGCGAGTTTCAGAAATTTATGGATATATTCATCGAGGACATCGATAACGTAAAATCTTATATTTTGTTAGATGTATTAATCCCCGCAATTAAGAAAGCAATTTCAGATATTGTTACAAATGGCATCGATATGTTACTTTACGGTGGAACAGGTAGGACAAAGAGTAATTCCCCTGCCTCTAAAGTATCTTACAGGAGTTATTACGATGGAGGAAATGTCCGAAGGGATTACAGCACTGTTCGAACAAAAATTGGATACAGTTATGATGATATTATCTTGGATAGTCGAGGAGAAGCAGAAGAAGTTCTGTCAAAAATGGACGAGTTGATTTCTACTTATGGTGTAGTTAGCGTTGCCGACTTATATGATTTAGTTGGCATCACTGGTAATTATACAGACAACAAATACGGATGGACTGATATTAGGAGTGCATCTGTAATTAGAGTACGAGATGGCTACATGCTTAAGTTACCCAAAGCCCTTCCGCTAAATTAGGAGAATTCTTATTGATATTTGAATAAGGAGGAGATAAAATGACAAGAGCAGAAACTCTAGATAAAGCCAAACAATGTGTATGCGGTCAACGTGAAAACGAATACGGCTCACCAGAAGATAACTTTCAACTAATTGCCGATTTATGGTCAGCGTATAAAAATACTAAATTTACAGCAATCGATGTTGCCATGATGATGGCTCTACTTAAAATTGCCAGAATTCGTACGGGAACAGCGACTGACGATAGTTTTGTTGATTTAGCTGGATATGCCGCGTGTGGATCGGAAATAGCATCAAAAAATCGTAACAATACTAAATATGAAGATGATATTATCATAAAAACATCAAAAGGCGATATGATATTATAATAAAAACATAAAATATGAAAAGGAGAAGATAATATGAAAAAAATAGAACTTATGAAAACTGTCAACAAGATTGGTTTTAAACTCAAAAAACATAGCCCTGAGATCCTTGTAGTAGCCGGGGTAGTCGGAACCGTTGTAAGTGCGGTCATGGCTTGCAAAGCTACTACTAAAGCGAGTGATATTTTGGAAAAAGCTAGAGAAGACATCGATACTATTCATAAATGTGCAGCTAATGAAAAGTTCGCAGAGGAATATACCGCCGAAGACGTTAAGAAGGATTTAGCTCTTGTTTATATTCAGACCGGTGTTAAGCTTGCCAAACTTTATGCCCCAGCAGTAGTTCTTGGTGCTCTATCTATAAGTAGTATTCTGGTATCGAATAATATTCTTCGTAAAAGAAATATAGCTCTCGCAGCTGCCTATGCTACAGTCGATAAAAGTTTCAAACAATATAGAAATCGAGTTGTGGAGCGTTTTGGCGAAGAAATCGACCGCGAACTGAGGTACGGCATCAAGGCAAAGAAGATCGAAAAGACCGTTGTTGATGAAGACGGTAAAGAAAAGAAAGTTAAAGAGACAGTCAATGTTGTAGAAAAAGACTCATTGAGCGATTATACTTTCTTCTTTGACGAGTCTAGTCCTTATTGGGAAAAAGACGGAAACTATAATCGAATGTTTCTTCTAGCTCAGCAGCAATATGCTAACGATAAACTTAGAGCTAATGGATATTTATTCTTAAATGACGTACTCGATAGCCTTGGTATTCCGAGAACAAAAGCTGGTCAAATTGTTGGCTGGATATATGATCCCGATAACCCTAATGGTGATAATTACGTTGATTTCGGGATTTACGAAACCTACCGAAGGGATGAAAAATCTTTCGTAAAGGATGAAGTTATGGGTAAAAAAGTTGGAAAAGAAGAATACGAACGAGTAGTCCTTCTCGACTTCAACGTCGATGGAAATATTTTAGATTTGATATAAAAAATTGAGTCCTAATAAGGACTCTTTCTCTACACATGTTTATATTTGACAAGTGAAAAAATTCCCGGGTTGGATTTTCTGAAAAACTTTTTATAGGAGGTTATATTTATGAATAATAAAACAATAAATTTCATGATATTTGTTCTTGGCGTAGCCGTCGGTTCAGTAATTACCCGGCGGTATGTTGAGAAAAAATATGAGCAGATAGCTCAAGAAGAAATCGATTCGGTCAAAGAGGTATTCTACAAGAAGATGGCTGAAATTGCCAAGAAGAGCGCAGAAGCCCGAATAAAGGCGGACAATGCAAAGGAAAAACCAGATATTATTAAATACGCAGCCCGTTTACGTGAACAGGGTTATACTAACTATTCTGATATGGTTGATGAAAAAACCGAGGAGGAGGAGTCTATGAGCGTGGATAAACCTTATGTTATCGCTCCAGAGGAGTTCGGCGAATTGGATGACTATGAAACGATTAGTCTGATTTATTACGCCGATCATGTTCTGGCCGATGACAATGATGAAATCGTAGAAGACATTGAAAACGTTGTCGGATTCGATTCTTTGAATAGTTTTGGAGAGTATGAAGATGATTCAGTATTTGTCAGAAATGACAGACTGAAATGCGACTATGAAATCCTTCTTGATCAAAGAAGATATTCGGACGTCGTCAATAGAAAACCAATCAATAGAAAACCGCACGAGGTGGAGGATGATTAATGACTAAAAACGAGCTGAACAAAGAATACTTCGAATGGATGTATCAACTCGTATGCAATGAAAGATATCCGAAAAGGCTATCCTATCGGAAGCTTTTGACCCATCTACATGATATAGAATTTACTTATATCATCGAAATGGATGGTAACAGAGCCGAAGATGGGATAGACCTTCGATATAGATTTGGATACGAGCGACAGTACGATAACGCTATGATAGCAACATATTTGGACGATCGTCCTTGTAGCGTTTTAGAAATGTTAATAGCCCTTGCTATTCGATGCGAGGAACACATTATGGATGATCCTGATATTGGAAATCGAACTGGACAATGGTTTTGGAACATGATTTCAAACCTAGGTTTAAGTTCTTTGGACGATACGAGATTTGATAGTGGATATTTGAACCGCGTTATCACTAGATTTTTAAATCGAGAATACAAAAGAAATGGAGAAGGTGGATTATTTACTATTAAGAACTGTAAACGTGATTTGCGAACTGTTGAAATTTGGTATCAAATGTGTTGGTACTTGGATGATATTCTAGAATCTTAGGAGGAGTATATGACTCATAATGAAGTTTTTAAATGGTTTGAATTATATTTTCCATTTTACGCTGGAGACAAAATTGATACCTGGTTTCAGAATGGTAAAAATAGTCTCCGTATAAGACAAACCAACGGACAGGAATTTATATTTACATTTAATAGTCATAAAGATTGGAAATTAGAAACAATTGATAGTTTTATCAAGACAAAACGAAAAAAGGAAAGGAGCTTAAACGCATGAAAGGGGAATAAAATGCGATGCTTGACTTTCTTATGATTTCAACACGTAGCACAAAGCGCGGCGTAATAGAAATCTATCCAAAGTTCATTATCAAAAAAAGCTCAGATCTCATGATTCGAGGAGGTGATTTTTACGCTATCTGGGTTGAAGAACTCGGTCTATGGTCTACGGACGAACACGTTGCTTTACAATTGATAGATCGAGAACTAGATAGATATGTGGAAGAAAACCGCCATAAATTTGACGCTAATATAAAGGTTCTGTATATGTGGGACGCTGAGTCCGGAATGATTGACGCTTGGCATAAATACTGTCAGAGGCAGATGAGAGACCATTTTCATATGTTGGATGAGAAAATTATATTTTCCAATCACAAAACCAAAAAAAAAGATTACGCCAGTAAAAAGCTGAATTATCCGCTTGAACCTGGCGATTTATCTGCTTATAACAAACTGATGTCCACTTTATATTCAGAGGAAGAAAGACATAAGATTGAATGGGCAATCGGGTCAATCGTCACTGGGGACTCTAAGAAAATTCAGAAATTTATGGTTTTATACGGTGAAGCGGGAACTGGTAAATCTAACAACTCATTTGCTCTAGAGGCGTTCAAAAACAATCCGCTTGTAGCAATTCAACACGATGGCGACCTTTCTAAAATTGAAGATAATACGAGGTTGAACAGTCTTGTTTCGCACGAGCTTATGACAGTAAATGAAAAATTTAAATCGGCTTATTCCAATCGCTTTAAATGTTTTCTATTTATAGGCACCAATAAGCCGGTAAAGATTACAGATGCAAAGTCAGGTCTTATTAGAAGATTAATTGATGTATCTCCCACCGGCAATAGGCTAAGTCCAAAAGAATACGAA